GACGGTCACACATCAATTAGTAAGACGCCAAAAGTAACAGGCAAAGGACAACAATACTTTGTTAATAAGTTTTTAGGTGAAACTCAAACAACTTAATAGGAGGAATTACAAATGAACGCACTATACAAAACAACCCTCCTCATCACAATGACAGTTGTGACGTGGAAGGTTTGGAAGATTGAAAAAAACACTAGAAACGCTGATTATCCGTTATCAGTTTCATTAAGTGATTTACCTGAACTATCAGCGAATTCTATTGCTTCAATATATTGACGGAAATAAAATTGACGACGTTTATTCAAATACTCTTGGTAATCAGAACGATTATTGAATTCTTCCAACTTTTTAGCATGTGGGAGCGTTTGAATATATGCGGAAGCAAATTGATGTGGATAGAATTTTGTCATAGTTATCCCTCCTTTCACTAGGAGATAACTAAATTATACACAACACAAAAATAAAAAGGAGAAAAAGATATGATGAAAAATAGTTTGCAAGCTAAAGAACTTGCGGTAATTTTATCTGTTTCTAAATCCAAAGCAGGACAAATAATAAGAGAACTGAATAAAGAGCTTGAAGACGAAGGGTACATTGCGATACGAGGCAGAGTACCAGTCCAATTAGCTAGGAAAAAATTCCCTTATCACGACTTATCAGACGAGAGAATAATGGAGGAGTTGAAAAAAGAAAATGAGTAAAACTTATAAAAGCTACCTATTAGCAGTATTGTGCTTCACAGTCTTAGCGATTGTGCTTATGCCATTGCTGTACTTCACTACAGCGTGGTCAATTGCAGGATTCGCAAGTATCGCAACATTCATATTCTATAAGGAATATTTTTATGAAGAATAAAAAACTGCTACTTGCGCCAACAAGTAACAGTATCAAGTACTTAAGAAAAATTTCAAGTTAAATATAAAACGAAAAAAGGAGGAAGTCAAGATGTATTACGAAATAGGCGAAATCATACGCAAAAATATTCATGTTAACGGATTCGATTTTAAGCTATTCATTTTAAAAGGTCATATGGGCATATCAATACAAGTTAAAGATATGAACAATGTACCAATTAAACATGCTTATGTCGTAGATGAGAATGACTTAGATATGGCATCAGACTTATTCAACCAAGCAATAGATGAATGGATTGAAGAGAACACAGACGAACAGGACAGACTAATTAACTTAGTCATGAGATGGTAGGAGGTCGCTATGAAGCAGACTGTAACGTATCTAATCAAGCATAAAAATGAAAATCTATTTATTACAAACCGACCAACCGAAGTGAACGACACAGTGAAGTATTCAACTGATATGCGAGACGCAAGAGAATTCGACGGACTAGACAAAACTGTTATTGATATGTCTAAGCACAAAGCAATCAAGAAAACAGTGACAGAAACAATTGAGTACGAGGAGGTAGAACATGACTGAAAAAACTAATCAAGATGTCGATATCTTAACGCAACTAGGTGTAAAAGACATCAGCAAACAAAATGCAAACAAGTTTTATAAATTTGCGATATACGGCAAGTTCGGGACTGGTAAAACTACGTTTTTAACAAAAGATAACAACGCCTTAGTACTAGATATAAATGAGGACGGAACAACGGTAACAGAAGATGGGGCAGTTGTGCAGATTAAGAATTACAAGCATTTTAGTGCAGTGATTAAGATGTTACCTAAAATTATTGAACAACTCAGAGAAAACGGAAAACAAATTGATGTTGTAGTGATTGAAACAATCCAAAAGCTACGTGATATCACTATGGACGACATCATGGACGGAAAATTAAAGAAACCAACATTTAATGATTGGGGCGAGTGTGCTACACGCATTGTAAGTATTTATCGTTATATTTCTAAATTACAAGAACATTATCAATTCCATCTTGCTATAAGTGGACACGAGGGAATTAACAAAGACAAAGATGATGAGGGTAGCACTATCAATCCAACAATCACGATAGAGGCACAAGATCAAATAAAAAAAGCGGTCATCAGTCAATCTGATGTGTTAGCAAGAATGACAATAGAAGAACATGAGCAAGACGGCGAAAAAGCTTATCAATATGTTCTTAACGCTGAACCATCAAACTTATTCGAGACAAAGATAAGACACTCAAGCAACATTAAAATTAACAACAAACGTTTCATTAATCCAAGTATTAACGACGTAGTACAAGCAATCAGAAATGGAAACTAATAAAAAAACTAAAAAGGACGGTATTTAATTATGAAAATCACAGGACAAGCGCAATTTACTAAAGAAACAAATCAAGAAAAGTTTTATAACGGCTCAGCAGGGTTTCAAGCTGGAGAATTCACAGTGAAAGTTAAAAATATTGAATTCAATGATAGAGAAAATAGATATTTCACAATCGTATTTGAAAATGATGAAGGCAAACAATATAAACATAATCAATTTGTACCGCCGTATAAATATGATTTCCAAGAAAAACAATTGATTGAATTAGTTACTCGATTAGGTATTAAGTTAAATCTTCCTAGCTTAGATTTTGATACCAATGATCTTATTGGTAAGTTTTGTCACTTGGTATTGAAATGGAAATTCAATGAAGATGAAGGTAAGTATTTTACGGATTTTTCATTTATTAAACCTTACAAAAAGGGCGATGATGTTGTTAACAAACCTATTCCGAAGACAGATAAGCAAAAAGCTGAAGAAAATAACGGGGCACAACAACAAACATCAATGTCTCAACAAAGCAATCCATTTGAAAGCAGTGGCCAATTTGGATATGACGACCAAGATTTAGCGTTTTAAGGTGTGGTTTAAATGCAATACATTACAAGATACCAGAAAGACAATGACGGCACTTATTCCGTCGTTGCTACTGGTGTTGAACTTGAACAAAGTCACATTGACTTACTAGAAAACGGATATCCACTAAAAGCAGAAGTAGAGGTTCCGGATAATAAAAAACTATCTATAGAACAACGCAAAAAAAATATTCGCAATGTGTAGAGATATAGAACTTCACTGGGGAGAACCGGTGGAATCAATTAGAAAATTATTACAAACAGAATTGGAAATTATGAAAGGTTATGAAGAAATCAGTCTGCGCGACTGTTCTATGAAAGTTGCAAGGGAGTTAATAGAACTGATTATAGCGTTTATGTTTCATCATCAAATACCTATGAGTGTAGAAACGAGTATGTTGTTAAGCGAAGATAAAGCGTTATTATATTGGGCTACAATCAACCGCAACTGTGTAATATGCGGAAAGCCTCACGCAGACCTAGCGCATTATGAAGCAGTCGGCAGAGGAATGAACAGAAACAAAATGAATCACTATGGCAAACATGTATTAGCGTTATGTCGCGAACATCATAACCAGCAACATGCGATTGGCGTTAAGTCGTTTGATGATAAATATCACTTGCATGACTCGTGGATAAAAGTTGATGAGAAGCTCAATAAAATGCTGAAAGGAGAGAAAAAGGAATGAATAGACTAAGAATAATAAAAATAGCACTCCTAATCGTCATCTTGGCGGAAGAGATTAGAAGCGCTAAAAAAATTAAAAAATTTACCCCTGAGGATTCTAAAGGTTTTCCTGATATAACAAAAGATTCAATAAAAGAACCTAAATAAAAATATTATGGTTGATAAAATCCCATTGTTCTTTTGTTAACCACCCTTGTTTGTTATTGACTATTTCTGTAACAAACAGCTTATCTCCAGAATCGAGATAAGGTTTCAACTTTTCTATCATTTCTGAAGTTGATAAAGAAGAACGGAATAAAAATGAAGATTTCCAATAATTGCAATGACCATTAGAAATTTCCTTTTTTATAACATTTCTCAATTCCTCATATTTTTGTCCGGGTGAGTTTAAATCATATGTTAACATATAAGGTTTTTCCATATTTTATTCACCCCCAATCTAACGCAGTAGCGATAACAAAATTATACCAGAAAGGAGATAACGAAATGGCAACATTTAGAGTTTACAAAGAATCAGGTAACTTTGTCACAGTACACAAAGATTTTATACATGATTCTAATATAAGTTGGAAGGCTAAAGGTATTCTACTTTATTTGTTAAGTCGACCTGATAACTGGCAAATTTACGAAACAGAACTAGAGCAACATTCAACTGATGGACTTAGCGGTTTAAAGAGTGGAATCAAGGAACTGGAAGAAATTGGATACATTCAACGTAGTAGAAAACGTGATAAAAGTGGTAGGTTAAATGGTTATGAGTACTTAGTATATGAGCAACCGCACCACATTCGATTTTCCAACGTTGGAAAAACCGTTAACGGTAAAACCAACAATGGAAAAACCGTTAATGGTAAATCGCATACTACTAATAATAATAGTACTAATAATGATTTAACTAATAATAACAATACTAATAATGAAGGAAGTATATTGTCGGGCAACCCGACGGTGTCTTCCATTCCCTATAAAGAAATTATCGAATACTTAAATAAAAAAGCAGGAAAGCATTTTAAACATAATACAGCTAAATCAAAAGATTTTATTAAAGCAAGATGGAATCAAGATTTTAGGTTGGAGGATTTTAAAAAGGTGATTGATATCAAAACAGCTGAGTGGCTAAACACGGATAGCGATAAATACCTTAGACCAGAAACACTTTTTGGCAATAAATTTGAGGGATACCTCAATCAAAAAGTACAACCAACTGGCACGGATCAATTGGAACGTATGAAGTACGACGAAAGTTATTGGGATTAGGGGGGATATTATGAAACCACTATTCAGTGAAAAGATAAACGAAAGTTTGAAAAAATATCAACCTACTCATGTCGAAAAAGGATTGAATTGTGAGAGATGTGGAAGTGAATACGACTTATATAAGTTCGCTCCTACTAAAAAACACCCGGATGGTTACGAGTATAAAGACGGTTGCAAATGTGAAATCTATGAGGAATATAAGCGAAACAAGCAACGGAAGATAAACAACATATTCAATCAATCAAACGTTAATCCGTCTTTAAGAGATGCAACAGTAAACAACTACAAGCCACAAAATGAAAAACAAGTACACGCTAAACAATCAGCAATAGAGTATGTACAGGGTTTCTCTACAAAAGAACCAAAATCATTAATATTTCAAGGTTCATATGGAACTGGTAAAAGCCACCTAGCATACGCTATCGCAAAAGCAGTTAAAGCTAAAGGGCATACAGTTGCTTTTATGCATATACCAATGTTGATGGATCGTATCAAAGCGACATACAACAAAAATGCAGTAGAGACTACAGACGAACTAGTCAAATTACTTAGTGAGATTGATTTACTTGTACTAGATGATATGGGTGTAGAAAACACAGAACACACTTTAAATAAACTTTTCAGCATTGTTGATAACAGAGTAGGTAAAAACAACATCTTTACAACTAACTTTAGTGATAAAGAACTAAATCAAAATATGAACTGGCAACGTATAAATTCGAGAATGAAAAAAAGAGCAAGAAAAGTAAGAGTAATCGGAGACGATTTCAGGGAGCGAGATGCGTGGTAATCACAAAACAAAATATAAAAGAAATATTACATTGTAGAGATGTATATGCTCAAAAGATGATTGATTTTGCAAACGGAGACCAAGAGAAACTTAAAAAACTTATTGATGATAAGTTGAAAGAAAAAGAAGAAAGACCCGCAATCGTCGAATATTAAGGAGTGTTAAAAATGCCGAAAGAAAAATATTACTTATACCGAGAAGATGGCACAGAAGATATTAAGGTCATCAAGTATAAAGACAACGTAAATGAGGTTTATTCGCTCACAGGAGCCCATTTCAGCGACGAAAAGAAAATTATGACTGATAGTGACCTAAAACGATTTAAAGGCGCTCACGGGCTTCTATATGAGCAAGAGCTAGGTTTACAAGCAACGATATTTGATATTTAGAGGTGGCGCAATGAGTAAATACAATGCTAAGAAAGTTGAGTACAAAGGAATTGTATTTGATAGCAAAGTAGAGTGTGAATATTACCAATATTTAGAAAGGAATATGAATGGTACTAACTATGACCATATAGAAATACAACCGAAATTCGAACTACAACCTAAATTTGGGAAACAAAGACCGATTACGTATATAGCCGATTTCTCTTTGTGGAAGGAAGGGAAACTGGTTGAAGTTATAGACGTTAAAGGTAAGGCGACTGAAGTTGCCAACATCAAAGCGAAGATATTCAGATATCAGTATAGAGATGTGAATTTAACGTGGATATGTAAAGCGCCTAAATACACAGGTCAAGAATGGATGGTATATGAGGACTTAGTGAAAGTCAGACGTAAAAGAAAAAGAGAAATGAAGTGATTTAATGCAACAACAAGCATATATAAACGCAACGATTGATATAAGGATATCTACAGAAGTTGAATATCATCTTTTCGATGATGTGGATAACGAAAAAGATGCGCTGGCAAAGCGCTTAGATGACAATCCGGATGAATTACTAAAGTATGACAGTATAACAATAAGACATGCATATATAGAGGTGGAATAAATGGCGAAAACAGCAAGAATTGTAAGGATACACGATAAACCGTATAGGTTCAGTAAATTTGAAATGGAGTTAATAGAAAGTCACGGTATAACACCCGGAATGGTTTCTAAAAGAGTAAAAGACGGTTGGGAACTACATGAAGCAATGGACGCACCAGAAGGTACGCGTTTAAGCGAGTACAGAGAAAAGAAAACAATAGAAAGACTGGAACAAGCTAGACTCGAACGCAAATTGGAAAGAAAGCGAAAGAAAGAGGCAGAGCTAAGAAGAAAGAAGCCACATTTGTTTAATGTTCCTCAGAAACATTCAAGAGGACGTTATGCGTGCTACCTGATGGAAAACGACATATTCGTGAAAGTTAAGAAGTAGACCATGACAGATAGCGCACGCAAAGAATACTTAAGCCGATTTTTCGGCTCTAAGAGATATCTGTATCAGGATAACGAACGAGTGGCACATATCCATGTAGTAAACGGCGCTTATTACTTTCATGGGCATATCGTGCCAGGTTGGCAAGGCGTGAAAAAGACATTTGATACAGCTGAAGATCTTGAAACATATATAAAGCAACAGGATTTGGAATATGAGGGACAGAAGCAACTAACTTTATTTTAAGGAGATGGAAATAATGAAAATCAAAGTTAAAAAAGAAATGAGATTAGATGAATTAATTAAATGGGCTCGAAGTAATCCGGAGTTATCAAAGGGCAAAAATTTTTTTACAACAGGTAACGGCGATGGCATCGTTCGTTTTCAAAAGGACACAAATGAGTGTACGACATCAGTCTGTGTGCCACTTGATGCTCCTTTCGAAGTCGAAGTGGAAGAGGAAATCACAGAAGAGACTAAGTTTGATAGGTTGTTTGAAGTATTCGAGGTCTCAGAAGGAGAATATAGTCCTACATCAAATAGGAATACTAGTATAAACGAAAGTTTAAATGACGACAGATGTTTCCCTATCAAAGCGTTCTATATCTTAAACGACGACCTAACTATGACGTTAATCTGGAAAGATGGGGAGTTGATTAAATAATGGAACACGGTTCAAAAGAATATTACGAAAAGCAAAGTGAATACTGGTTTGATGAAGCAAGCAAGTTTTTGAAGCAACGTGATGAGCTTATTGGAGATATAGCTAAGTTAAGAGAGCGCAACAAAGAGCTGGAGAAGAAAGCAAGTGCATGGGATAGGTATTGCAAGAGCGTTGAAAAAGATTTAATAAACGAATTTGGCAAAGATGTTGAAAGAGTTAAATTTGGAATGGATTTAAACAATAAAATTTTTATGGAGGATGACACAAATGGATAACCGTGAACAAATAGAACAATCCGTTATAAGTGCTAGTGCGTATAACGGCAATGACACAGAGGGATTACTAAAAGAGATTGAAGACGTGTATAAGAAAGCACAAGCGTTTGATGAAATACTTGAGGGTTTACCTAATGCTATGCAAGATGCACTCAAAGAAGATATTTATCTTGATGAAGCAGTAGGGATTATGACGAGTCAAGTTGTCTATAAATATGAGGAGGAGCAGGAAAATGACTAACACATTAACAATTGATCAGTTACAAGAGTTATTACAAATACAAAAG